ACCGACCCGGAAGGCGACATCGTGCAATGGCTGGAAGCCAACGTGCGCGAAGTACCCGGCTCGCCGCAGCCCGGCCCGTTCCGAGTGGAGTCCACTCCGTTCCTCGCTCCGATCCTCCGAGCCTTGAGCGACCCCGAGATTACCACGGTCGTCGTCTTGGGTGCCGTCCAGATGGGCAAGTCGTCCCTGCTGGAACTGTGGTCGACCTTCATCCCTGCCCGTTCGCCTGGGCCGACGCTGCTCTTGCAGGACGTCGACGACAACGCACAGGACTGGCAGAAGGACCGCCTTCGTCCGATGTGGGAAGCCACGCCGGCGACGCTGGCCAAGATGGAGGACTCCGAACGAAACCAATGGAAGAAGACCCGTTTCGAGCGTAACACCGTCTGGGTGTTGGGTGCGAATAACAAGAAGAACCTCCAGCGTCGTTCCATCCGCTTCCTCGGCGGTGACGAAGTCTGGCTCTGGCCCAAGGGTCACTTGAACGAAGCCTTGGCGCGTCGCACGGCATTCATCTGGCAGGGCAAGTCGCTGCTCGTCTCGCAGGGCGGCGTCGAGGGCGACGATATCACCGACCTGTGGAATCAGTCCGACCGCCGGGAGTGGACGTTTAAGTGTACCCAATGCGGCACCCGCCAAGCCTGGGAGTGGGAGCAGTTGATCTATCCCGAGGATGCACGGGAGCCGAACGGCTGGAACTTGGACAAGGTCAAGGCCGGCTGCACCTACGAATGCAAGTCGTGCAAGCACCGCTACCGTGACTCGTTTGAAGTCCGCGCCGAGCTGAACCTGACCGGCGAGTACATCCCGATGAACCAGAATGCTCCCAAGGGCGTCGTCGGATTCCATTGGAATTCACTCTGTGCCCAATGGGGCTTGGACTGGGGCAAACTGGCGGAGATGGCCATCCGTGCGAAGCAGGCTTTCGAGGAACACGGCGACGATGTGGCCCGTCGGGAGTTCAAGCAGAAGCGTCTTGCCCTGTCGTGGTCTGACGATCCTGATGACGGGGGAGGCGAAGTCATGCCGCAGGGCTACAAGATGCTCGACCAATGGGACGACGAGGCGTTCATGGTCGATAGCAAGCTCGCCGAACCGCCCTTCAAGGACGAGTACAAGAAGTCCAAGCAGTTCGCTCGCCTCCGCTTCATGGGCGTCGACGTGCAGCGTAAGGGCTTCTACTGGATCGTCCGGGCGTGGGCCTTGGACGGAAAGTCACGCATGGTGCAATGGGGCTACTGCGACACCGAGGAGGAACTTCGTGAAGCCCAGAAGCGTCTTGAGGTCTCCGACTTCTTCGTCTTCGTGGACTCGGGTGACGGACCGAACACCGACACCGTCTACCGTATGTGCGCGAAGTACGCCTGGAACGCCACCAAGGGTTCTGGCCAGAACGAGTTCCCTTGGCGTATCCAGACTCCCTACGGCATCAAGGTGGCCTACCGACCCTACGCCCGAGCCAAGGTGATCCAAGTCGGCCAGACGTCCTGCAAGTTGTACCTGTTCTCAAACCTTTACTTCAAGGACTCCATCTCCCGTCTTCGCCGCGCAGGCCATCACACCTACCCCGAAGACGCCGGCGACGAGTACCGCAAGCAGATGCAGTCGGAACACCGCACCAGGCAGGCCAACGGGCAGGCCATCTGGCTTCCCATCGGCGAACGAGCGAACCACCTTTGGGACGTCGAGGTCATCGGCATGGTCCCCGCCCTGATGGCCAAGCTCATCGGGCGCGGCAAGAACCGCCACGGCAAGCCCGAGGACCGAAAGCCCGACGAAAAGCAGACCGAGGAAGAAACCGCTTGACGACCTTACACCTCATGGCATGGTTCATGGCAAGCCGGCTGACTCGACATACATACCACGGGTGGCTCTTGTGGATCGTTCATGGGGTGGGGTCAGCCGGCCCTTTTACACGGGGCTAAACGCAAATGGCACGACCCCAAGGTATCTTCCTTATTTTCGACATTTGCGACATCCTTGAGATCGTCGCCAAGGCGAAGGAACTCCTGAAGCAGGGTAAGACCATGATGGAATACTCCGATTCCGGCACCAATGTCGTGAAGGAGTTCCCGATGGATATCTCCACCGTCTTGGTGGAATGTCGTTACGCGCTGATGGTCAAAGACCCCCAGACTTACGGCTCCATCGACCGTGTCCGGGTCATCAATATGCTCAATAATTTCCGAGGACTCTGATGCGACCCAAAAAGACCAAGAATCCTGCGGTCCCGCAGGTGAAAGCACCCAAGACGCCGAAGGGAGCCGCTTCGCCGGTACCCGTGAAGCAGGCGTCGGGCGGCGGCTCTGGTCCGGGCATCTTCTCCAATTTCGAGTCGGCGAAGTTCAGCAACAAGCGTTCATGGATTTGGTCGTCTTGGCCGCAGGACTTCAAGAAGACCATGACGGTCTTCGACCGCATGGAGACCACGCGCAAGATGCGCTGGTTGGAGTTGAACGCCGGCCTGATCCGTCAGGTGCTGTCGGACATGGCCCTCTACACGGTCGGGGCTGGCATCAAGCCCCAGTCCCAGTCTGGCGACGAGATGTGGGACGACGCCGCCGAAGCCTACTTCAAGCAATGGGGTTCCCGCGCCTGTGATATCACGGGCCGCTTCTCGTTCTTTGAACTTCAGCACATCTGCTGCCGCCTGATGGACCGTGACGGCGAGTGCTTCATCATCAAGACCCGTGGCCCCGGAGGCGAACCTCGCCTTCAGGTCATCGAAAGCCACCGTGTCGGCAATTCGTCGAACAACGAAGTGCCTCCGGGCATGGTGGACGGCATCCTGTTCGGCCCCTACGGTCAGCCCATCTTTTACAACGTCATCCGTTCCGATGGCTCCAGCCGCCTGGTGCCGGCCAACGCCGTGATGCACCTCTACGAACCCGAGCTGGCCTCGGGTGCGCGAGCCTACAGCCCCCTCCAGCACTCGATCAACAATCTGGTCGATATGCTGGAAATCCTGTCCCTCGAAAAACTCGCCGTGAAGACGGCGTCGGACATCACTCGCACGATCACCCGTGAGAATCCGAACTTCGACGGCACCCAGTCCGACTTTGAAGCCTTCGGTATGAAGCCGCAGGACTACGGCGACGGCATGACCGACCCGAGCGAGGCTTCGACCTTCCTCGGCGGAAAAGTGCTGGCTCTCGCCCCCGGCGAAAAACTGGACTCCTTTGAGTCGAACCGCCCGAACAAGACTTTCGACGGCTTCATCGAACACCTTGAGCGTGACTCCCTCGCAGGGATGCTCCCTTACGAATTTAGCGCGAATCCGACGAAGGCAGGCGGCGCGGTCATGCGGTTCGTGGTGGCCAAGGCCGACCGCAAGTTCTCGCATCGCCAACAGGTGATGATCCAGCGTTTCCTGACCCCGGTCTGGGGCTATGTCATCGGCTGTGCCATCAAGGACGGTTTTCTCCGCTCGACCGAGTATTGGACGAACGTCTCTTGGACGACTCCCCGCCGTGTCACCGTCGACGCCGGTCGTGACGCGCAGCAGAACCGCATGGATATCGAGTCCGGCCTCAAGAGCCTTACGGACAACTACCTTGAAGAGGGTCTCGACCCCAAGGAGAAGATGCGCGAGAACGCCGCCGAGAAGCGTTACCTGCTCGACCTCGCCAAGGAGTTCGACGTCCCGCTCTCGATGCTCTACAAGCCGCAGAACGTCGCCCCCGCCGATATCAACGCCTCCGTCGCCGACGACGAGGTCAAGATGGACGACGGCGCGAAGATCGTCGAAGACGACGTCGACCCGGACGACGAAGAAACCTTCAACAAATAATTCATGTACTCCCTTTCCAACGCATTCAAGACCTTCTCGCCGATGCTCATCGAGCCGGCAAAGGCCAAGGCATACCTTGAGAAGGTGGCCAGCCTGTCCCCCTCCGACCTGAAGGCCGGCGACGACCTTGAGGACATGATGGAGATGCTCTTCGGCCCGAAGCCGATGATGGTGAAGAGCGGCGACTTGGCCATCATCCCCGTGAAGGGCGTGATTGGTTCCGGCCTCACCGAGCTGGAAAAGATGATGGGTGCTACGGATATCGAGGACATCCAAGAGATGCTGGAAGACGCCGAGCGTGACCCGGGCGTCGAAACCATCATCCTCGACTTCGATACGCCTGGTGGCACGGTCACCGGCGTCCCAGAGATGGCTGCTCGTATCCGCGCCTGCAAGAAGCGGACTATTGGCTGGACGTGCAAGCAGTCCTGCTCCGCTGGGATGTGGCTGATGAGCCAATGCGACGAGGTCTTCGTGTCCCCGTCCTCCGTCGTCGGCTCCATCGGGGTCTACATCCCGATCTACGACATGAAGGCGGCTTACGCCGAAGAAGGCATCACGGTCGACCTCATCAAGGCCGGCTGGGCCAAGGGTGCTGGCTACACGGGTACGTCGATGACTCCCGAGCAGCGTAAACTTTTCCAAGACGACGTCGACGAGATGCACAAGTGGTTCATCATGGACATCAAGTCCGTCCGAACCTACGCCGACGAAGCCGATATGCAGGGTCAATGCTGGTCAGGCAAGAAGGGCGCGGAGAAGAGCCTGGTCTCCGGCCTGATGAACACCTTTGACGACCTCCTCATGGCTATCGACCCCGAGGAGTACGCCATTTACGAACGCGCCGAGAAGCAGGTGCCGTCGACCGGCCCCGCCGGCTACGCCAAGGCGGCTGACGTCTCGCCCGAGCAGGGTGACGACAAGGACGGCGTCCCCCCGATCTCCGACGACAAGAAGAAGAAAAAGAAGAAAAAGAAGAAGCCTGACGGCACGGACTCGGATGAAGACGAAGACGAGGACGAAGCCGAGATTCCTGACGATGGATGCCCCCCCATCGACACCGACTGTAAGCCCAAGGCTTGACACTTGGCTAAAACCAAGATGACGCTCGAAGAACGCCTTAACTCGCTGAAGGAAGCCTTCACCGGCAAGACCGCCGAGGTCGAAGCCAAGACCAGCGAAGTTGCCTCCCTGTCCGCCAAGGTCGACGAAATGACCGCTGCGATGTCCGCCAAGGACGCTTCGCTCGCCGAGTTCGCCGCCAAGGTCGATGACCTTTCGGCCAAGCTCGCCGCCGCTGACGAACTTCGTTCCAAGGCCGAAGCCCAGGCGAAGGAAATCCACGCCTCGCAGGAAACCGCCGGCAAGCGAGCCGCTGCCATCGCCGCCTCCGTGGGCGTCACCCCCCTTGAAGTCACCCCCGCCGAAGTCGCCGCTACCTCCAAGAGCGACGAGGATATCTCCGCCGAGTGGGTGGCCCTCC